ATGTCCTTGACGTTGCGTGCGTAATCCGAGTTGTCAAATCCAAACGATGATTCTCTTGACGAGAAAACTCTTTTAAGACTTGCAAAGCTGGTATCAGCAGGCGGAGGCGCTTCGGTCGTTTGCTTAGGTACTGTGCGTGAACGCTTCTTGGCCGCCGTAATGGTGTCCTTGCTCAACGCAGTCTTAGCCAAGCCTTTAAGACCGGTTACTGCCATCTCTGTGACTGTTTTATTAGCCATTATCGGTTACTGTCTTCCTCAACCTTTTGTTTGATTAGATCAATATAGACGTCGCGTTCCCATGGCATCAGCGCTTCGATTTCTTGAATGCTGAAGTTGTACAATTGTTTCAGATCAAAGTTGTTCTTGTAGAAGTTTTGCAGATTATTGTGTTGTGTCAAAACGTAAAAAAATCGGTTAGCTTATCAAGAACGTTGGTACGCTCTTGTCCCTTACTATTGGTGAACTTCACTTCGTAATAGATCTTTGGTAGATTGTTGAAGTAGGAAACTACTTTGTTGTAGGTTTCCAGATCCAGACCATCGATGAATTTGTCAATGCTGGCGCGGGTTTCATCCTTGAATGAGTAGACCTTGTTGCCTTTGAAATAGCTGTCAAAGATGCCGGCAATCATCTCTTCCACAATCGCTTCGGCAGTTTGCGCCTTAGCTAATTTCGGAGAGTCATAAACGCTGACCTCAGGATACTTGAGCTTTAAGCCAGAATCCGGACCCAGCTTGATGACGTTGTCAACCTTTTCATCTGGAAACTTGACGGTGACATCGTTGAGATCAACAGAGAAGTTGTAAGTTGGCAACTCCATCTTATCACCTTTCTGCTTTGGCTCGTCATCCTCATCCACGTAGCTCAGCATGACCTTGGTATCCACTGAGTTGGCGCGGATCTTGACGTACAAATAATCAAGGTCAAAGATGGCCAGCTTGTTGATGTCAATCTTATCAACGATACAGTTGTTGACGATTTGTTTGATAGCTAGAATAATGCTATTGGTGTCTTGACTTTCCTTGGCCATGAGCAAGATCTTCTCTTCCTTCACCAGCATTGGACGGAGAGAAACTTTCTTTTTAGTCGATGGTATAATCTCTGTGAAGAGAGGATATTCAATTGTTGGTAGGCTCATTATTACTCCAGTATGTCGTTTTGAAACCAATCGTTGTAGGATAATACTATTGGTAATCTCATGTATGAATTGTTGTCTGCCCAAGCTACGCGAACGTCACCAATCGACTTGGGATAGGTTTCACGTAGGGTCAGCTTATTTTTAGGTTCACCGGTTTGATCGTAGATGATAACTGACGCATCGGCCACGTAGTTGTCACGATACTCAAGTTCAAAAGTCTGGCTGCGACCATTGGTACCGTTCGGTCCCTCTCTAGCATCGAAGTTGTAGATCATGCTCATCCAATCGAAGAAGAAGTTGTAGTTTGCTACATCAGCATCAAAGATGACGTCAACCTGCATTTCAGTGAAGGTCGCAAGGTTGACTCGCTGTTCAAGGGAACCATAACCATAACGCGCAGCTTGATAGGTGTTGAGCGTTACTCCAGGCATACTGGTCGATTCAACCCAATACTCAAGGGTTCGGGCGACGTTGTTGTTGGCACCTTGCATTCCTGGTGGAGTGCTAAATTCCATCAAGAATAGATTAGGCTTCAGAAGAGCTCTGTTATTGAGCTCTGCCTTGAATACACCAATGTTGAAACCACGTTGTGCCATTAATCCTGAATCCCCAATGCCTTCTTAGATTGCTGCCAAACATACTCTTTGGACTTCTTTTCGAAGCGTTCAGTTGGAAGAGTAAGAACCATTTCCCATTCCTCCGGATCCACAATATAGAACTTTGACTTCACTCCACCGCCGTTCGGCGCTTTGTATAAGTAGCGCTTCACACAAGGCTTGAAATATCTTGTACGAGACGAGCTCTTGACAGTCTTGTAGGTCAAGTTCAGCTTACGATTCTCATCCAGCTGTTTGCCTTTGTAGATCTTTTCAAGACCATCCAGAAACTTGGCACGCAAGTTGATCGGCAGATAATGCAGGTTCAAGCCTAGGAAGCCATCCTTGTAGTAATTGAGAATGATGACCAACGGAAATCTGTCGTAATAAGGCAGTGTCTTCTTGTGCTTAGGATCGTAGAAGAACATAACCAGACGACCAATGTTTCTGTTACCTAGCTGACCTCTGGAGACCAGACGTGCGCTGTCAGTGGCCATGATCTCGTTACCAGAGATGGTCTTGAGCTTCTTAGTGAACCATGCTGTAGCTTTCTTAACAGAAGTCGCAAACTGCGCAGTTTGCTCTTGATACTTCTGCATGAGTGATTTTTCTATACTCACTTGATGTTAAGTTCTTTCTCTGTCAAAACCTGGAATATCAACCCACGGCGCTTGCAATAGGCTCTGGCAGCGGCCCACTTGGCTTCGTTGACCGCGACAGTGATCGTTTCTTTCATTCGTCTTTTACGATTTTTGGTCTTAGAGACCTTCATATCCTTGAGCGGCTTGACTTCGATCATGAATACCTTGATGCCTTGCGGTGTCTTTTTCTTCACAATGAAATCTGGAAAGTAGCGGTGCAGCTTTCTATCCAGTGGTGAGATGTATTTAACCGACATCTCCTCAGACATCCATTGTATGACGTTGGGATCGTCATCAAGCTGCATCATGACTTTGAACTCCCAACCCGATCGGTAGCAGATATTGTCTGGGTCACCGACGTATTTAGATGGATTGCGGCACTTGTATTTGCCTTGAAAATACTTACTCATCGGCAAATCTTGTCGGCTTTATGCCATCATGAACCATCTTGGCATGCCAGATGACTGCCTGGTTGCGATGATCGATTGTTGGAGAGGGATGAATATGCAGTCGCGCATTTTTATGCAGAATGAACTCAGTTTCATGTGGGTGATCGGACATGTGTGATACATATGCACCATGAGAACCTTCCGGTACATGGATGTGCATGATGTGTTTATAAGCCGTTGATCCAACCAATGCATGAGCAGCTTGCATTCGTTCTTCTGAAGTGGAGTTCGGGTTGCCAATGGTTCTGTGATGTTCTCTGGCATTCGGAACAATGTCGGAGCCATTGCGATGAGTGTGCAGACTGGCAGGATTGTATTTGTAAACATGCACCGATTCACCTTCGTGTCTCTTCGCGAAGGACATAGCAACATCCTGCTTTGTGCTGGTACTGGTATATGCCGGTAGATGTGCGGGTTTGACGCCTTTTACTTTCTTGTATCGCTCAGGATTACGCATCATGCCGGTATAGACATGAAGATCTTTTGGCGTCTGATGTCTCTGCAACGCATTGGACATCGCTGTGTCTTTATCTTGAAGATAATCCCGGGTTTCAGGATTGTTGAAGAAATGTGGGGATGTGCCTTGCTTTTTGTGAAATGCCATCATCGCTTCTGGATTGGTCTTAGACAAATGCTGATGAATCAGAAAATGATTCAATCTCTTCGAAGACTGTGTAAACTGTCGGATCTCACTTGCTTCTTCGTGTTGAGCAGGATCACTAGGTCTCCAATGATAATGCTTCTCTAGCTGATCTTCGGTATCGCCGCCATGCTCTCTGTTTTTTGGGATAGAGCCTTTCTTTGATTGCTTACTGAAGTAAGGAACCTGATGCTTTCTCTTTTGTGGAGGTAGGAAGGTTTTTGAAATAATCTTTTCTTCCAAGGTCTCTTCTAAGGTGCCAGGCTTGGTCATGAAACCACAGATCATGGTTTCATAAGCATCATCCGGGATATTCTTCCCCTTGTCTGCCTTTTTGACGAAGCTTTTGAAGCTCTTAATTTTCTTGGTTTTGATGTTTTTCATCCTGGACCGCTAAATAGAAATAATGTGTACAATCAGAAGATATTTAGCGGAAATAGACAGTGCCAATCATTCCTCCTAATCTAAGAAACGATTCTGCCATCACTCAGACCACCAGAGTTTCTCAAGTCACAGCTGAGGATTTTGCAAGCAGAGTCGGTCGAGCTCGGACGAACGTTGATCAAGCGATTCGACAATATAAAGACAACTCATCAGCGGTGGGAATGATTAGATTCCCATCGTCAGAGGTAGCCAAGTATTACACGGTTCTACAAATCTCGGATTATCAGCGTACTGATTTGTTCAACGTAGATTTTAAGACCAACAACAGCATCGTTCTACCTCTGCCCAGAGAGCTGGTGAAGACCGATACGGTTTCTTATGAGGAAGCCGAAGTTGGTATGGTCACAGGTGTTGCTGCTAACGCTCTTGGTAAAAATATACCAACAAATGTACAAAATTTAGGAGCTCTGAGAGATAGATTGTCCCAAATGTCATCAAGCATTGGTAGTCAGTTGGCTAATGGACAATACCCCAAAGAACTAACAAATGATCTCAGCACTTTTCAAAATATCGGTAGTGCAATAGCACTTGAAGCTGGACAAATTCTTGCTCCAAAAGGTGTGGAAAATGCTACTCAAGCCTTTGCGGGATACTCACCGAATCAATTCTTCACAGTGTTGTTGAAGGGTCCGGATTACACAAAGTATACCTTCTCCTGGCAATTTCTACCAAAGAACTTTCAAGAATCACAGACCATCGCAAAGATCTACAATGTGGTCATGAACGCCAAGGCTCCAACAGCTGCTATTGGTGGAGCTCTGTGGAAATTCCCGTCAATGTTCCGTTTGGCTTTCATGCCGAACAGCATGTACATGTTCAAGTTCAAGCCAGCCGTTTGCACTGCGGCTTCTTTTGACTTCTCCAGCGGTGGTCAGATTCCTGCGTTCTATAACTCAACCGCTCCAGAATCAGTGACGATGACATTGTCATTCACTGAAATCGAATACTGGCTAGGCTCTGACTATAAACTCAACAATGATCCTTACGATACCGAAGGACCGGCAAGAGGCGTATAATGGACCGTTATTTCACAAAACTACCAGTCATCTCCTACAACGATAAAGCTTGTAGAGACATTTCACGTTCAGTCCGTTTGACGCCAGAGGCGCGAAAGCAGTCTTCGTTGTACTATCCGGTACAGATTGACGCTGGGTTCAGAGCCGATAACCTGGCAGAAGCCTATTACGAAGATGCCGAAATGGATTGGATGATCTGGCTCACCAACGACATCGTCGATCCTTACTACGAATGGTATCTTTCGGAACGTGAGTTTGAAAACTTCATCGTCAAGAAATATGGCTCGTTTGAAGCGGCACAGAAGAAGATTCTGTTTTACCGTTCAAACTGGTACAAGTTGGACGAAACCATCAGCACGGCTTACTACAATAACAACATCACTTCTGATTTGAAGAAGTATTACACACCGGTCTTTGGACCAGCGCGTAACATCATCCATTACAAGCGCCGTGAAGAAGATTGGACCATGAACACCAATCGTATGTTGCAGTACAATGGCGACACCACCGGTGAGTTTCAACAAGCCGAAATCGTTGACATCATGGTATCAGGATTTTCTCAAGGTCAAGGCACAATTGTTACGGCAGATCCGCTCGTGATTCAGCATGTCTCTGGTAACACCGTTGCCAATTCCACCTGGACAAAGACTATCCAAGGTCAATCATCAAGCGCAAGTATGGTGACCAATGAGTATGTCCCTCTGAACATCAACATCACAGACAATGAAGCGATCTACTGGGATCCTATCACAGCACTTGATGTAGAATGGGAAGACAATGAAAAGAAGAAGAATCTATTGGTGGTCAACGCTGACTACGCCAATGATTTGTCAGAACAGATCCGTATCAGTCTAAAGAGCAGTTAATTGCCAGCATTAATCGTACAACCCACCAAAGTAGCACTGCGCACCTGTAACATTGCTGGCGCAGATATGCGCTATCACACGCAAGCAGTGCGTATTTATGAAACCATGTGCAAGCCATATTTGACTGCACAGCTCACCATCAATGACACCAACAATGCCATCAACGCCTTGCAGCTACGTGGTGGAGAACGCGTCGCGATCGTGCTAGATCCTGGTCTTGGCAAGGTGTATGAAACGGTTCAGTACATTCTGCAGATTGACGAGCAGGAAGACCCACAGAACTTCCGCAGCAAGATCTATCAGATTTCAACCGCGTCAGAGTCATTCTTCAATGATCGTGCCGGCATGGTGCAGCGCTCTGATTCGCTTATTCCACACACTTCTGCGGCAGAGGCTATTCATTCTGAGTACATTGGTACAGATGCACCGCTTAACATTGCGTTGCCTTCCCTGGGCATGATTGCGAAGCAGGAGATTGGTGGCTTCATCACGGCCAATAAGAAGCCGTTCAAGGCCATCGGTGATATCCTAGCCAGAGCTTCTTATGGAGGTTTCAAAACCGGTTCCACAGTTTATTTCCGCAACGCGCAAGAATACGTCATGGCGCCATTGGAATATCTATTTGCTACGATGGGAAGTCAGGAACGCTTCATCCAACGTCAGACTTGGGGCGCGCATTGGGAAGATGTCTTCGGTGGTGGTCCAGAGAGTAGCTACAGAGCGATCATCCGTGCGACTACAAAGGTCAAGGAGGGCGATAAGCAGGTGGGCGGAGCCGCTGAGCTCGCCGCCGCTGCTAAAGGCGCATTGAACGTCTGGGATGTGACCAAGGGTTCAGAAGTTGTGATGCAAGCGGCCAGTTTGGCTGCAGCCGTTGCCAACCCCATGGCTGGCTTAATCAGTCAGTTTGGTAAGGGTAAATATGGTGGTATTCCAAACGTCCTACAGCTGGACACCAGACGTAACGAAGCCTCCACCGATCAGAGCTTGAACATGGTCGCTCAGAACATGTTCCAGGCACAGGTGAAGGATTCGGTAAACTATTACATCAAAGTACCCATTCAGACCGGTATCAACGTAACGGTTGGACGTGGTTTCACAGCAAAGCTTATTCCTCCAACCGGTGACTTAAACAAAGGCACTTCATTGATTGGTGGCTTGATGCTGGCCGCTGATGTTTGTCACGAAGCTGTGTTCACAGATGCGTTGGTACAAGGCACCACATCCATCAGAGGCGTTCAGATCAACTATGGCTAAGAGTTTTAAAAGTTTCATCAATGAAGCTCATGATTATAAGATGGGTGATAAGGTTGTCCATCAAGGCGAAACACATGTTGTGCGCAAGTTAATCGATGATGATCATGTCGGTATCCGTAAGGCACGTTCAGATCGCTTTGGTGCGAATGTCCTGAAAAAGGTTCATCATTCAGTATTGAAGCCTTATGTACCATCACCGAAACCAGATAAATCAGGAAGCGATTATGGCACTTGTCAAATTTGTGGCAAGCAACACAAGGTAACGCATGGTGTTATCGCTCACCATGGCTATCAGAGACCCGGTGATGGTCAGCAAACTAGATCTTGTGATGGCGCTCGTTGTCTTCCATTTGAAAAATCAAGAGATGAATTGGCTCGTCATATTGAATCGGTTCATAATTCAATCAAGCATAACAATACACAAGCTGAACATCTCACCAACAATGATGTGCCATTCAGCAAGATGATCAAGCGCTCGTTTAGACATCAACCGGAGTTGTATGAGTTTAAGCCCGGTACACCTGCTTATGCTGATGAAAAGAAGAAGCAGATCGATCATCATCGTGGTCAATCTAGATTGTTGGCGGATTATGCTGAGTATCAACAGAAACGTCATGATGAATGGAAACCTAAGCAATGATAACATTTAAACAGTTCATCAACCCATTCTATGTTTTAGTCGCTGAAGAAATTGAATTTGAAAAACATAAGAGCATACCAAATTCAACCTACCGTAGTCATTCGGCAACTATAGGAAAACACAATTTGCATTTATCATTTTCACATTTGCCTTCTTCGAATACTTGTGATGTTGACTTTCAAATAAATGGAAGTAGCAGAGTTGGGGATATGAATCCTAAAGATGGTCACGCTATTCTTCATCATGTGGCTAAAGCAGTGCACGCTTATAAGGAAAAATATAATCCATCAAGTTTTACCTTTACTGCTAATCATGAAAAAAAAGCCTCAGTTTATAAGCAATTTGCAAAGCATTTAGCCAAACATTATGGCGGAACATATAAACCTTCTCCGTATTCAAACAATATTCATGCAGTAGTTTTTAATGACAAATAAACCCAATCCATATGACACGAATAAGGTCATCGGCGCAGGAGCCGGTCAGAGTAACCGTGCACTCGTCGTCAACATCCAAGACCCCTTGAAGGCCGGACGCGTACAGATTCGCGTGGTGGGTCACATGGACGACCTCCAGAGCATTCCTGATGAGAAGCTACCTTGGGTGAAGGTCAGAGCTAGTACCTCAACACCGTCAATGCAGACCATTGCTTCCACCCATGGTCTTTTGCCCGGCACAATGGTTTCCTGCGAAGCCATGGGTCAAGGCGGCCAGGACTGGATGATCACTGGCACCATTCCCACCGACCGTAAGGATGACAATCAGACGATCCATCCAGCCACGCAAGGCAAGGGTGATACCGACAGTATTCACAATGCTCAACAATACAAAGAGAAGAAATACTCACATCCGGTTGAACTCTCACAAATCGTCAACAACAAGACAACGCAGCAAGCCAGAAAGTATCGCGATACGAATGCTAACAAGCCCAATCGTACCGAGAGCAATGCAAAGAAGGCTTCAGAGGACAACTCTGACGTTCCGACCTACTATGGTCCGCGTAATACGTCAAAGGACAAGAACGGCGGCACGATCGGTGCTTACAAGTTCTCCGGCAAGGATGCTCAGCAGTTCATTCAACAAACTGTTCAGAACCGTTCGGCCATTGTACCCAATGCCTTGAACGCACTCCAACAGTTGAAGCAGGTTAATGGCAACCCCAACTCCATTCAAGCCATTGGTGCCGGCAACTTCGCCAGCATCTTGAGTCAGCTATCGCAATGGTTCCAGATGAATGGCAACAAGAATCAAAAAGATCAACAGAACTTTGATTGCGCAACGCTGCTTCAGACTCCCGACGATCAGTTGGATGCTCAAGCGCTTCAATCTAAGCAAATCTGTTTAATGGTACAACAGCAACAACAGGAAGATGAGAGTCAAATCTCATAAATACAAGCATGGCAGATACAAAAGACGACAAACGAGTTAGCGATTCCAGTTACGATGCGCAATATCCTTACAACCATGTTTGGGAAGATTGGGCAGGTCACCAGATCCAGGTGGACAACACTCCTGGTGCTGAGCGTATCTTTTTCCGTCACTCTAAAGGCTCATATGTTGAAATGCGTCCTGATGGCGGTGTTATCACTTTCAACGTTGGAGATTCGAAAACTTACAACAAAGCGGGTGCTACGTTCACTGTTGATGAATGTGGCGACGTTAAGTTCACAGGTCACACAAGGATTATGGTTGGCGGTGGGGCGCACATCGAAGTAGCTGGAGATGCCGGTGTGTTTGCCGGTGGTGATCTGGCCGCAGCCGTTATGGGCAACGCCAACATTCGTGCCAAATCTGCTTATCTTGGTACCGATGGTGATATCAACATGAACGCATCAGGTAACATGAATATCAAAGTCGCAGGAGACACAACAATGGAAACGGATGGCACTCATACCATCAAAGCAAAAAAGATCACAATGAACCCATGATCAGTTTCAAGCAATTTATCAGCGAAGCGAGATTGGTAGGTGATTTCCGTACCGATCCTAATAAACCGTTCCATGTTCATGTGAACGCAGCGGATTTGCATCACACCAAGCCGGGAACAACTTCTATCGATACGGATAGACCACCACGAGTGACCAGAAATTCTACGTTCACGTTCCATGACGCTGGTATGTCACGTTACAAGCCCAAGGAAGAGTATAAACCTGGTGAAGAAGAGCATGCCCACAGCTACACCCATCACTTCCAGGTAGATCCCGAAAAGAAAGAAATTGATCTAGCACCAAGATCCACTTCGCATCATCGTAGGGCGAACCAAAAAATTGGTACAAGAGGTCACGGAAGCAACTTTAAAAAGTCAACGCCAATTCTGGGTTCTGATGCGACTGAGATGTCACATTTGACTCTGAGAAAAACCTTGCATGATCTTCACACCAGACATCATGATCTTACCGGATACACTATCAAGGGCGATGATCGCTTTGAGGGTATGAAGTATCATGAGTTTGCTAAGACTAAAACGAATCAGGAAAAGATCCGTGATAAAGAACCTATCACAATGTATCATGGCACTTCGACCAGTAAGGCCAAAGACATTGTGAAAAATGGCTTGAAGGCAGGACAACGCGGCGAATCCTACTCAGATTTGATCAATGGTTACTCGCATAAGAATGTTTATCTCAGCGATCGACCATCTGAGGCTTCAAACTATGCGACCAGACAGGCCATTGATGACAAGTCAAATCCTGCAATTCTCAAGGTAACAATCCATCCCAAGGATCATCACAAATTTATGCCTGATGAAGATCATATGAATTGGATGTCTCCTAGCTCTCATGCTTTTAAACATTTGGCACAAAAGCATCCTGCGGTAGCTGGTGGTCAGGGAGCCCACATGAAACCGATCACAACGTATTCTCATGATGAACTTCACCCTACTGAGAAGGATTATTTTGGTCATCCGCGTCAAGTCAAAGTTGACCATTCATTTGATAAGCCATTTTATGATAGCCATGTTGATCCCCAGAAGATCCCTGCTGGAAAGGACGAAAATGATTATCGTAGAGAGATTGGTCACGATTTTGTAAAAAACATGGTTCGCCATGCTTCTACAAGAAGAGAAAGCAAGTCAAGCTTTGCTTTTAGAGGTGACATTCATCCTAAGAACATTGAAGTGCATAAAACCTGGAAGAAGGAAAGCACCGAAGCGCATCCGAATGAACAACAGTATTATGACACTCATGATAAGATGGCAAGCACCGTCAAGAAAACATTGAAATAATGAAATACGCATTTTTCTTTCTCTGCTTTTTGTCACCAACAGCAATTTATGATGTCCGAATGACGCTGGATAATGAAGAAGATTGCCGAAACATTGCTAAGGCAATTCATGATCTTCTGCGACCACATTTAGCGGTCAGAGGTTATGACGCAGAAAAGGTAGAGAAGCTGTTAAACGACAACACAAAGTGGGTGAAAATTGCCTAAAGCACATCGTAACGCAGATCGTAGAGCTTGCGGAGCCTTAACATTTGTTGAAGGCCAATCAACCGTCTTCGTGAATGGTAAACTCTGGGCTGTTGAGAATGACGGAAACACCCACACAGCCGGTGGCTTGATCCCTTCCTTTCATGGAGTGTTCATTGAAGGCAAGCCGGTGATTGTCCACACCCCTGATTTAGCTCATGTGGATGGTCTTGAACACGTGGCAACCGAAGATGAAACTGCTGAAGGAAGTGGCGACGTCTTCGCTTATGGAGGATAAATAGATTGACGCAACGCAAGCCCACACAAAAAGAACGAAACCAGAAGATCATCGATGATCTGGTTGAAAAAGGTAACAAGTGTAAAGTGTGCTTGAATTGCAAGTTCAGCTATTTGACAGAAGAAACCGGTTTTGGTTTTTGTTACTATTCGAATCATGATGGGCCACCGACTCTGTTGGTGAAGCCGATTTTTGAGATGCAT